TTGCTTGGACTCATAAGTATGATGTAAGTCAATCTTCAAGGGTCTGCCAAACACCATGCAAATTGCAATAACAAACAGTGCACCTGCAATAATTATGTCCATGTAATCCTCCTAATAAGTATAGTCGATCATATCATAGGTACCATTACCTGTAGGATACTGATCTTCATCTTGAAATATAACTGAAGCATATGATCTTTCAATATCATCGTCAGTTAACTGGGGACCAACCAAGTTTCGACCTTGTTTGTCATAAACACCTGAGATAAGTTTACGTGGATCTGATGGAAGTTCCATCGTTATCCATTCAAGTGGATTAATTGCATGGTTATCCTTATCAACAGGCTTATCATCAAACGAATCATTGGATAATGTCTTGGTTTTGAACTTGTAGTTCTTGAGTTCACGGATTAATCCTTCACATTCCTTGGAAATTCGGATTTTACCACACTCAAGGTACGTATTTAATCTATAAACTCTGGCATCAACGCTGATTTGTCCTGGCATAAACACAATTCCGTAGTCTAGGAAATGATCTGCCAGTGTTTTCTTCTCATAATCACGCTTTGGACCAGACTTAGGATCTATAATAGGCGGGCATATCCAACCTCCGACAGGGATGTCTGCGGAACCTTCAAAAAATAGCTTGGCTAAATCTTCAACCGACCTATTATTTGTTCGGATTTCCTTATACACGTGGATTATGCCCGCTTTCATGTCAACTGCAGCGAATAAGAACACAGAGTCATCGGACAAACCATAGTCATATGCACATATTCGAGGGAACTCTTTGGGTATTTCAAATGGATCTTCAAGCCAACGCATAGATGATGGATAAACTAAACCCTCAGCATATAGGAATGAACCAAATATGTAGCGGTTAATCCACCATGCAGGCTTATTTTTACAGTTATCTTCAACGAAAGTGGTAGGCAAGAACTCATTTACAGCGGATGCCGTGATATGAGTTGATATTGCAGTATCCTTTTCGTTTGCAAGTAATGCATAAATATCTGGAATACGTCCATGTTTATAGATTACATCTGATTTATCAAGGATATCTTCACGAATCCAACCAGAATCTGGGTTAGATTCAATGATTCCTTTACGCCAATCAGCTTGCATAACTGGGATAAGCACTCCAGTTTTAGTCTTTTTGGTGACTATTGTGCCATCCCTGTGTCGTTTCGGTACGCCTGCAGTCATATTTCTCAGTCGAGTCTTGAGCTGAACAAAAGATTCGGCTTTAATTTCAGACGCTTCCACCATTACAAACATAGATAAATTATAAGATCTCAATTTGTTTGGATCATCAAATGGTCGGTACATAATACGATGTCCGTTGATATAGTCATATGCTTGTTTCTGAGATGACCACTGGGCATAAAAGTCCAATGGTAAATCATTTTCAATATCACGTTTGATAGTCTGATCATATTGTGATTGAACATTGGCACCAATCAATGTGTTGCCACCTGGAGTCAAAAACACATGCTTATAAACTTCTTCACGTGAAGTCAATGTTTTACCTGAACCATACCCACCAAAATTACCTACAAACAAATGTGGATCCTCATGAACTGCATACTGATGTTCTTGTGGGATGTAAGTATTTATGTAGGTATTGCAGCCTTGCTTAGAGCACGTATACCAAAATTCTGATTCACCATTATTAAATGATGTAGCCTTTTTGGTTGGTGCTCCGCATCGTGGGCATCTGGAAAAATCACGGACAAACATTCTTTGTCTCCTTAGAATTTATAGAATATGTTACATTGGTTGGTGGATCCTTCCAATGACAGGTAGGACAAATATGTACTAGTCCTGCAGTAGTCCATTGACCAAATATAAGTTGCCCACATTCAGGACAAACAACGATTGTAGGTTCAAACATTCAATTATCTCCTAACCCATTGCATGGAAGTTAACGTAGTTCAGTGTCTGAGTAGCTCCTGCCGTTGTCACAATACCTCGGACATATTTGCACTGGAGCCCTACTAATCCTGCAACAGCAACATCTGAGTTGGCAACTGAAGTTAATGCAGCATTCAAGTCAAACCAATGTGCCCCATCATTGCTACCTTGCATTTTCATAACACATGCTGTAGTAGCAGCTGCTGAAGATACAACCATCATAATCTTGTCACAACCTTCAACGTTGTAACTGGCAGTAACTGCATTTAATGCTTGAGCAGTATTCAAAGTTCTATCATAGAAATTACGGATAATACCTGGCGCATTACTACCACGCATAGCCATAAAACTAAGCATAAATGATGGAGTAGTACCACCTATAGTCCATACCCATTTGCGGATACCGTTGAATAACATCATAGGCACAGAGTAAAAACCTGTAGCAGTGATCCTGGGGAACTGATAAATATCTTGGAAAGTTGTGCCATTATCTAATGAACCCTGCAGGGTTAAATCCAATGTAGGATTTGTACCTGTAGCAGTTGAAACATTGACAAGGCAACTGATAGCCTGCCCAAAATCATCAGATAAGGGTCCTGTAGTACCACTTGCAGTGTATGATGTTGCAGTCTTATCAAGTTTATATGCAGGTTTAGTGAGACATGTACCAAGTGAATTACCATTAGTGCCATCTTGATAATTGGGAGCTGTGCCATTAATCTGAGCAAGATTGAATCCACCAATTAGATTAGACCCAGTTGGTAATGGGCTGTCAATAGATATGATTCCTGAACCTGTGCCAATACGCATTGTTAAAACAGCGGAACCTGTAACTGCTCCAAGTGCAACAATTCGCATTGCAACATAAAGACCTGATGCAAAACTCCAGGCACCAGTACTACCACTGGGAATTGTAGAAGACAAAACACCTGTAGTCTCATTGATAAGACTGGTGTTCAGTGTAATCCAATTAACTCCATCAACAGTACCTTGTAATGCCAGACCACCTGTAGCAGTGTAAGTTCCACGTACATCAACAAGTCCACAGGTTAGACCATCCAAACCCTGTAACATAACTGCATCATTTATAGTTTTGATACTACCTGAAACAGTACGATCAAAGACAACATCTGCAGAGTGTGCCAGTGCTTTTAGATTAGGACTCATATCTACCACTCCTAAATTTTATTTAACTCAGCCTGAGTAATGGCATGAATCATAGTTCCTTGGTAACTGTTAAGTGCATCAAGGGCAAGTGCAAGGGATTGTCTCTGAGTAATACTAATACCGGGCTCATGGTAAAGTTCATATATATAAGCATGAGCAATTCTAAATGCATCCAGTACCGGTAATACTTGTTTTGAAGCTGAAGCCGTAGCCTTTTGATGTTTCTGTAAATTAGCAAGGGCTTCAATTTCCTCGTTTGAAATCATCTTAATACCCTCAAGTTCTTATTCTGAGCAGCATTATCAAGGATGTTATTCTCAGCCTTGAGTATGGCTTCAGCAGTCAAGTTTGGACGAAGTTCAATGTCAGGAGCAAATGCTTCAAGTACATGAGATGCAGTAACATTATAGACATCGTACAGATCCTCTGTGACCTTAGCCTTGGCATCCTCGGGTAGTTTGTCAACGAATGTTCTCATGGTCGCCAGTGACGCTGTAGCCAACGCAGTGAGTACATCTCTGATGTCCATTGGATGCTGACAACGTGTGGTCATTTTGTCCTCTTTAATTGTAAGTATAATCTGATTGTTCAAGGTAACATCTCCTTTTCTATATTATACAACTGGGATTTATAAAAGTCAATAATTTCCATATGGATTATATAATTAATTCTTAATATGAATCATTGATATTTTATGGATTCCATTTTTGAATTTAGGATTTGAATATGTAATAAATTAATTTAATGGGTACCCCCCATGTTGATTCAAACAAAGGATCATTGATTCAAATTGTAAACTAATTTATATTCTACTAGAGGGAAAGAAAGAAAAATATATAGTATATATGTATATATATACTATATATATAATATACAGTTTAAAACCCACCCCCATGGTAATAATGACTTCTGGCGTACTAACATCTTAGATAGGTATGCTATATGCCTATTAACATAGTCATATACCATCCACTATCTTGCGTGTACACATACGATGTAGTAATAACAACAATGCGTTGCTCTTAATACTTAATCTCTCTCGATACATCCAATCATATCACATGAGCAATAGCACTGCGCTGTGTTCACTTCGTTCACGCGCTTGTGTCACTGCGGTGATGCATACTCAGTTACCTTGATCTATACAGTATCATACTATGTCATGTTACTATCGTAATGGTACTCGATTACCTGATGTAGTGTATGCACTATTGCTGTTCATGTGATGTGCTTGATGTATACGATTTAGATTAATAAGATTGGAGTTGATGACATGCCAAAGGTACGATATCTGCTAAAAATAAACTTAAATAAACTATTGACTTTGCTACTATGTTGTAGTATACTTGAGTGTTTGGCTCGAATACGTAATACTATAAAGTATATAATATATAATAATAATAATAAAATAAATAAATATATAATAAATATAATATATACAATAATATACAACAATAATGCATAAAGTTAGAAAATACAAAATGAATCAAATTTCAGGAAAAATCTCTGTCAAGCTGTAAGGGTTTTTTAAACATGCGAAAATTAGACTATATAAATTCTACTTCAATAGAAGAATAGTTTCTACTTGAGTAGAAGAATTAATTCTACCCAATGAATTACACTTATACACTACTATTTATTGTGCAACATGTTGGTGGAATTTTAAATTCTACTTGAGTAGAAGAATATATTCTACTGGAGTAGAAGAAAAGTAGTCTAATTCGAGCACTTTATTTTTAAACACAGATTTCAGGTTTCAGAACGCCTATTTACCCATATACATCATTTATCCATATAATATACATTATTCTAGTCTAAAGACAGAAAGGAGTTAACTCACATGATAGTTCGTAACAACAGCAATAAACCACCCAGTTATGTCAGTTTCACCTAGTTTAAGTGTATTTCTAATAATAAGACGTTAAATTGAAGGGAATTTTAAAACCATGATCAATAATCAAATAGATACTCACTCACCAGACGCACAAGCTCAGAAGGACTACATCGAGATCCCAATCTACAGTACACAAGCAGATGAGGATGGCAATTACGTGATACTCAGTTACTCCAAAGAATATATCAAATAAGACGTTTAAAATTGAAAGGACGATAAAAAACATGAAATATTTACTCACAGGCAGGTCAGTAAGACTCTCAGATGAACAACGTGACTCAGCTTCTAAGAACTATCTCAGCTTACGTTCATTAGCATTTAAGAACAACATTGCATTATCCAAGATCATTGCATCATTTTGTAGCCCAGATAAGAACGGTGGACTTGCTAATTGTGCTTTAATCCTTAATTCTGTTGAAGACTTACGCAAAGATCCATCTACAGGTTCCAATGAAGCAATGCAACTCATTCACGCTGCTAACAAAGCCTTAACCATCTATCAGCTAGTAGATAATAAACTCAAAGTCATCAAGAAGCATGGTCAACCCGTTGGTATCCCGATGTTATTTCAGAAACTCACACCTGTTACAGATCAATTCAAGTTGGCTTTGATTCAGCATAAATGGACTCAGCATGACTACGATGAATACTATCCGTCTACTGATTACAATACCTCATACTCAGATAATCTAGCATATGCCTTAAAACAAGCAATGAGCCTAATGCGTCGTGGACTACTCAATAACCTAACAGTTGTTGCAGATATCTACTCACAAACCTTAACCACTCTATTCTATGTAGCACAGCTTACTAACACAGACGTTACATTCACATGGATTCCTAAAGATACAATCTATGACTCAGGTACAAGACAGTTCATGGAAATCACTGGTAGACAAGAGACTTACACATGGACAGCAGGTACAGACTTCAATGTATTCCTCAGTTCATTCACTGATTTGAATGTTTACCGCTATGAGACGATCGCAACTGAAGGGCTTGAAAAAGGCACTAAAGTTACACGTTGGAGCAAACCTAGACCATTCTATATGGATCAACATCCAATTGAAGAAGCAGACACAGAACCTATGTCAGATACGGACAAAGTTCCACACTTCATCAATGCAGAAGACGAAGAACAATTCCAAGACTGGTTATCACAACATCAAGACGTATCATTCCAATCCTATGATGAAATGGTTAGCCAAGCGTACGAAGCATCTGAAACACATGAAATGTCAGACGCAGGACTAGCAAATGTCAGAAGACACGTCAGTATTGATCCTAAACTCAGCAAAGTAGCATACAAACAAATCCAATTTGTATTACCAAATATAAAAGGACAGAAAGGGATCATTGAAATGACCCATATCACACCACGTTATAACAATCAAGCACACGTTTTACCAATCTGCGCATCAATGCCTGCATCAGACTTATCACTCACAGTTGATCCAACCACTGGTAAACAGGAACACAGACAATCGGGTAACGGTTGCGACTTATGTGCATCCAATGGCACAGCATTCTGCAA